ATGCCACTCAAAAAAGGTAAATCCCGTGAAACCATCTCAGAAAACATTAGCAAGCTCACCAAAGAAGGTGGTCGCCCAAGAAAACAAATTATTGCGATTGCTCTTTCAACGGCTAGAAAGTCCAAAAAGCCAACTAAAAGAAAGTCCAAGCGATGAGCGAAAAAAAGCCTAATCTTTCTGTTGGCAGGGGTGAAAAACTCTCTGTCAAGGCTGGCGGCGGTCTGACTGCCAAAGGTCGCAAGAAGTACAACCGTGCTACTGGCAGCAACCTGAAAGCGCCTCAGAAGTCAGGTCCACGCCACAAGTCATTCTGCGCCCGTTCCAAAAGTTGGAAGGGTGAACGTGGAAAAGCAGCGAGAAGGAGATGGGGATGTCGGTAAAAAAAGGGCTGTATTACAACATCAACAAGCGCAGGAAAGCAGGTCTGCCAGCTAAGAAGCCTGGTCAGAAAGGCTACCCTACTGCGGAGGCATTTGTGCGCTCTGCCAAGACTGCCAAGAAACGCAAGGCTAGACGCTGATGTCCAAGAGAAAAGACAAAGGTATCAATCAAGAGTTAGAAAAAGCCATTTCTGATTTGCTGAAAACCACGATGGCTGACCCTACTGCTTCTTTGACAGACAAGACCAAAATCATTGACCGTGCGCTGAAGTTGGAGCAACTGAAAGCCAAAATCTCGGATGACGAGTACGGGTCAGGGTTTTTTGACCATGCTGATGAGGATGAGTAAGAGGATACATGATAATATGATTACATTTCTAAAAGGAGTTAATCATGGATTCGGTTTCTTTGCTTCGCCTAGCGTTAGAGGTCATCTCAGACCGATTGATAACGATATTGGGGTTGTCGATGAGCTTCGCCCTAGCGTGTTACGCACTGTGGGCGGGGGATTGGACAAGAGTGGCGACATTCAGTATATTCATCATGTTCACCTATCTGGTGGTGACAAACAAGGAGCGCAGTAATGCCAAGCAACAACAGACAAAATCAGTGGACGAATAAAAATTCGCACGAAAACAATCACATGGCTAATGCGCCCGTAAAGCGCCCTCAAGCCATGAACCAACAGATTGCCAAGTCTGTTCGTCCTCAGTTGCCACGGGATGGCTCTCCTGGACAAACACGCTGGCAACCAGGTGAGCTGCCTAAAGGTGGTTTTCGTTCCGTGTTTGACTTCTCGGAAACGTCTAGCTACAACACCAAAAAAAGCCCAACTGAAGGCAGCGGCAAGAAGGTGTACTGATGGCTAATAACATTCCATTTCAGCCTATGGGCAAAACCGTCAAAGTGGTGGTTAATGGGTCGGCTAACACACAGTCAAACGTGTTTACCATTACTGCTGACAGCCCTTGTCAACAGTATTTTGTTGCAAACGCAGACGTTAATTCTGCTGTTTATGTTTGGATTAATCCAACCAACACATTTAACGTGGCATTGCCAGACAATGGTCCTGGTTATGTTATTTCACTGCCTCCTTACGCTTACAAAGTGATTTCAGGACCACAAGTAAGCCAAAGCGGTAACGTTTACGCCCGTGTTATTGGCGACGCAGCAAACGCCTCTGTTTACATCACCCCAGGCGAAGGTCTGTAAGGGGTAAGTCATTGACCCGATAACCGCATTCGCTGCTTGTAAAGCTGCCTATGCGGGTATCCAGGGTGCAATTGAGATATACAAAGACCTCAAGCATACTGGCGGTGAATTGTCAGGCATTGCCTCTGAAGTCGGTGGATTCCTATCCACATTCTTTCAAGGTCAGCAGCACCTAGAAGACGAACACGAAAAGCAAAAAGAGCAAGCCAAGAAGGATGCTGCCGCTGGCAAGCCACGCAACGTCACGATGGAAGCCATTGACAACGTGATGCGGATTCGCCAAATCAGGCAGTACTACAAAGACCTCGAACACATGGTGCGCTATGAGCTGGGGATGCCAGACCTGTGGCGCGAGATTGTTGAAGAGCGCCAGCGTCTGAATGATGAGAGAGCCGCTGCCAAGGCTTTGAAAGAGAAGCTGGAAGAGCAAGCAAGGTTAAAACGTGAGTACCGTTTAACTGTAATAAGGCAGAACATTTTTCTTGTTTTGGCTATCATCTTTGCAATTTTCACAATTGTTGGGACGATATGCGGGATAAGTCTGCTAGTTCAGGAGGATATGACAAGACGATACGTTATTTATCAATAACGGCAATTGTCTTGACCATCCTTTTGGTCGTAGTTACTATCTTGGGTGCAAGATGGTGGGCTTTGGAAGAGCGAAAACTTGGCACACAGAAAATCAATCGACTCAAAAAAGAGTTAGAGATGTGTTTAAAGGATAAAGAATGAATCCCTGGATACTTGCTGGCGCTTTGGCGATGGTTATCAGTGCGTACTTTTACGGACACCATGAGGCTTATGCTGAACAAGCTGCGGAAGTTGCTCGTCTGAATGCTATTCAACATGAGAAAGAACAAGACATGAAACAAGCTGCGGATGACCAAGCAGCTTCATTGAAAAAGGCAAACGAAAATGCAAAAGCTCAAATTACTAAGTTGCAGTCTGACCTTGCTTCTGGCGAGTTGCGGTTATCTATCGCCACCCGCAGCGTATCAAGCAGCCAAAATGCCGCCTCTGCCGCAAGAGATACAGAAACAAGAACCGAACTTGACCCAGAGGCTGCTCAATCTCTTGTCTCCATCGCAGCAGACGGTGACTCAGCCATCCGCAAACTTAACACCTGTGTCGATTTATACAACCAAGTAAGGAGTAAGCAATGAAATGGGATTTGAAAGCGTGTGTCACGCTAATTGCCAGTTTGTCCCTTATGGGTGTCATCATCAGTATGATTTGGATGTTTGTCCAAGCGGTGCTTGACCCTACTGTGGACGACAAAATTGTTTTTGATATTGTTGGACCTGCTTTCCAATCAATTTGCGGTGGCTTTCTTGGTCTGATTACTGGCATTCACATTGGAGCAAAAAATGACACAACTGAGTGAACACTTCACCCTTGACGAAGCAACGTACAGCGAGACGGCTATTCGTTTGCACATTGATAATCAACCCAGCGAACAACAGTTGCACAACATGAAGGTTGCTGCTGAACACCTTGAGATGGTGCGCTCTGCAACTGGTCCTTTGCGTGTTAATTCATGGTTACGCTTACCTGCGGTCAATGAAGCTGTGGGCGGTAGCAAAATCAGCTCTCACATGGACGGTTGGGCTATTGATTGCAGCTCATCTGCACATACCCCCTATGAACTGTGTCAAATAGTGAAGAGTGCAGGTATTAAATTTGACCAAATGATTCATGAGTATGGTCGTTGGATGCACATTAGTTTTGCACCAGAGATGCGCCAGCAAGAGTTGACCATCTTCAAACCAGAAGGCAAATATAAGCCAGGCATTCTCACAGAAGCTGAGTACCACGCTCACGCATAAATCGGTTGGTCAGGGGTAGAAAAATCTTAAAACGGATTTCGCTCCCCCGCCACCAAAAAAATCACGTTTTTTGAAATATCAAGTTGACGAACGTTCTTGCCATCAACTTGTAGCCCTTGCCACGCAAAAACGAGCAAATCTTCTTCACTGAACCTGGTGCAAATTCTTCGCTAGGCTCAATCATGATGATATAGGGCTGATACAAGTCAAAGTCTATATCTGCCAAAATTTCGTAGTCGTGACCTTCTACGTCAATCGACAACATGATGTTTCCCGTGCGATTCTTCAAAATGTCGTTAATTCTGATAGTTGGCACAGTGATGGTTTCTGTTATCTGACCATCTTTCCAATTTTCAACAAAACTCTTGTTTACGCTGGATATCTCATTGTCTGGGCTGACGTAAAACTTAATCTCTTCTTTGTGACTATTGGTTACAGCGTAATTCAGAACTTCTGCGCTTCTGTGCTTTTTCAACTCTGGTATCAGTTTAGGGTTTGCTTCCACCAACACGCACTTAACGCCCATACGTTCAAACAAGTAGCTGGGGCTTGTATTGACGGGATGGTTTGCACCTATTTCAATGAAAATCAAACCAAACCCGCCATGTGACGTTTGATTAGCCCAAACCAGGCTTGTCAAAATCACATCTTCGTAGGCTTGAGCAAAAGAAGGTTGCAAAAACGTCGGAATGGTCGGTGCATCCATGCCGTGTTGATTGATTTCCTCAAGAATAAACGGATTTAAATAATGATTCACATGGACTCCAAGTATTCTTGATTGTGTGCGCTGATGTAGTTTTGAACTGATAACAGCAGGTCTGTTCTTTTACACATAGACTCGCCCAAAAGCGCCATCACGGTTTTCAAATCTTCATTGCTCATGCTGCCAAGCTCCTCTCGAACCCAAGCCTTGTAGTGCGGCGCAAGCTGTTGAGCAAGAATCACAGAAGAGTGGATTTCTTTGATTAGACGGGCTGGTAACTCTGGCGTGTAAAACTCTGCGGTCATGAGATTTTCGTCAAACATCTCAACTGACTTGATGTAACCG